TCAAAGTTTCCACCTCTCCCCACACGTGCATCGTGTTAGGTGTTAGGGCAAATGTTGTGTCTGCCGTACCGTGATTAACGAGCCTAATACGACCGTCTTCGCCTTTTTCTCCGTTATCGCCCTTGTTTATTCTCTTGGCTGTATCTACTATTTCTTCTATTTTTTGCTTTGCGAAATTCACAACATCTTCGCTACTACCTGAAAGCTGCACCATATTGCCGTCTTTCCACGTATAAGCCTCACCTTTCGTAATATGAAAGAATAATATACCCTCGCTTGGAACGATACCGTTTTCCGTCTCGCTGCCGTATTTTTCTGCACCACTCCAGTTGGCGTAATATCTACCGCCTGAAAGACAAAGGAAAGTCTTCTTTATCTTGTCCCAAACGATACTGCCATTTAGGCTTGAACCCATCACAACGGTTGCGTTTTCTATATAGCCGTCAAAAGGTAGTATCACTGCCTCTGTTTTTCCAGTACCTACTTGCTCCCAGTCTTCCACGTTAGAAGAAAGTCTTGCTGTACTGTTATAATACAATATACGTGTACCTGTTTCGTTTATAAAACTTGCAAACAAGCACCTTTTGAACTCGTCAGTAAATAAACTATTGATTTCGTCTACAACAGCTTGCAAGTCTCTTTGCTCTCCGTTCGGTGAGCCGTCGTAAATATCCAGCAGATACTTGGAATGCTTTGCAAGCATTGAAGCCGTATCATCTTCGCAATGTTGCCATTCTGTCCATTCTTGTTTCTTTACTGCACCGCCATTATACGCCTGCTTGATGCCGTAATTTCTCCAATATCTTTTAGGACTACCATAACCGTGTCCTTTCGTAAATCTCCCACCATCTAAAGTTAGGCGTGTCTCAAAGACTTCCGTTAAGACTTGCGCCTGTGCATCTGCAAAGATGCTAAGAACACCAACAGAAAAGTCCCTATCCATTACCGTTAATATCGCTTTCTTTCCGTTGTTCTTAACGAAATTTATCGCCTCCTGTGGTGTCGTTGGAAAGATGTTAAGGTCGTCTAACTTAATTGTTGCATCGTCTACTCCCTGCTGTATTACATCTGCAACACATTCAAAGGCTTTACCAACTCTTTCTGCCGTGTTGCCTCCTACTCGTGTTTCAGTCTTAATACCAGCTGCCATTGTTTGTAACTCTTGTAAATTCATTTGTTTAATCTCCTATCGCTTTTATTCTTGTGCGAAAACCTTTTATCTCTTTTACGTTTTCTCCTCTCTTTAAATATTTCAAATACATTAGCGAACTATTTAAATACTTTTCCGCAACATTCATAACATCATTATACTGCTGTGTATTCGCTTTGTCCGTTACGTGTGAAGAATAGCTATCGTCGTGCCTCATAAAGCCTGTACGTGCCAACATAGCACCGTCTACACGTAACATCTTTGCATAAACGAAATAAGCTAAAGAAATTTGCAACCCATCACACTTCTTTAGCTCTCCACATTCGCTCGTATATTCGCCGCCACTAAGTAATATTTGCAACTCGTCTGTAACATTGTGTTTGCAAAGATTTTTAAACATTTCTAGTCCAATAGATGGAATAATACACACATCTTCGCATTCTCGTATATACTTTAAAATGTCCTCCTCTTCTACGTGTCTTGAAATTGTACGAGATAACTCTTTGAATTTATCTACATCTAATAAATGTCTATTCTCCATTTCTCTTGTCGTTGTTTTCTGCGCTAATATATTTCATTGGCTTAATGCTAAAATCTCTACTCACCGACGGGTCGTACCAATTGGCAAATATTTTAGTAAAAGCTCTTTCTATAAAGCGTTGTTGCGTTGTTACTTCGCCTGCATAGTATTCGTATGCCTGTTTCATTATATCACCTGAAAAGCCTAATTTACCAATACGAATAGAGTAAAATATTTCTTGATGAAATTGCGAGTAAATACGTTCTACAACGCTTGCATCTGTAACCGAAAATTCCTTATCAAAATTGCGTGTAGGAAATGGCACGACTTTTGGCTCGTCTTCGTCATTCTCCAACTCTACGTATAGTATTTTAGAACCTTTAGTATCGCCTTGAAACGCTTTCAAATCATCATCACTTATCATCTGTCGTTCTTCCTCTCTACCGTTTTCGTCAATGATAGGTGTGCCTTTCTTTGCCACCATCATACACGATATAAGGAAATTGTTGCGAACATTTCGATACTTGATATTACCCAACCCCTCGTCTGTCGAAATCTCCGTTATTACTGCATCATATATCGGGGTAGGGTATTGGTATTTTCCGTCCATAGACACCCACAGAATTTGCCCGTTGTATTCCTCTATGCCTCCGCAATTCGCTATTTGCTGCATTACAACTTCGGGGTTAGGGTTAAATATTGGAAATTTCTTTATATTTCGTTCCTCTACTAACAGCCTCTTTCCGCCACGTGTCTTATTTCCTTTCCAATCTTCGTGGATAAAGATTTGAGAAACGTACCCTGCATCGTCTGTCTCCACTAATCGACACTGCTCGAAAGGAACAAAATTAATTTCCGTTATTTGTCCCAGCACGTTGTAATTAACGTGTAAAGCAAAGCCTCCAAAACGTGCAACATCACCAGCCACTAAATGCAATAAATCGTCCATCAGAATACCATCTTTATTTACTGCCATTTCCGACAAATATTCGTCATTAAAGCCATAACCCTCAATAAATTGATGATACCTGCCTAAACACAGCTTCGCCGTGCCACTTGCATTTGTTATATCTATCAAATTTTGTGGGTATAAGTTATCGCTACCGTATGTCTGCATTTTAAAGCGTAAAGAGTAATTAACATCAATACGCCGTTGAGGCTTTTTCGTTGTTTTTACATTCATAGAAACTTCGCTTTACACTATTATTCGTTTTTTATTCCTCTTCTTCTACTGCTATCTCTTCAAACATTTCTCTTTGTTCAGGAAATGCTTTTAGATACTCTTCTGCTATTTTGTCTGTAAGGTTTTCATTTGAAAATACCTTGCCATTGTAAAAGTTAGGGCAATTAATTATAACCCCTGCTCTTAACACATAATTCTTCTTTTCTGCCATTGTTCCTCCGTTTTTTAAGTAATAGGAAATTTCCACCAACGCATCGTGATAACACTGCTGGCACGATGTCGGTGTAAATGTTTTTCCAAATACGTTATAGTATAATCTTTCTACCGCTTCTTTGCCAGTAGAATTGAAAGGTATGTTTTCGTTTACATACCTTTCTAACTCTTTTACTAAATTCTTTGCTTCTTCTAATGTCATTATCCTGCTGCTGCGCCTAACAGTGTTTTATACTGTGTAGCTGTTGTCTTTGCATCTGTGTTAAAATAGAATAGTGCCGACTTTGGCACACTCGTTTCCTGTAAAGTAACGAGCCAACCGCCGTCTGTGTCCTCGCTATACTTTTCATTGTCAATAGCACTCGCACGCAAGCCTTGATAATACCCATAAACTTGGTATTCTGCCTTGCCTGCTGCTCCTTTGTGGACATTCTTCAATATCAACACAAAGCTGCCATTTGCAAGACCGTCTATAATGTCTCGGGCGACTTCAGGTCCGTTGTCTAACACCGCAATTGGAACTTCGTTCGTAAAGGTGTTACGATACGTACCTGTTGCAAGTGTAGTTTTTACACCTTTGAAAGGTGTTGCACCTTGCTGTGATACCGAATAGCCTTTCTTTCCGTTCTTTAAAACAAGCGTCTTGATAATGCTCTTGTTGTCATTATCAAATACTGTTTGCGAAAAATCAATGTCAGCACGGTTGATAATGATACCGTCAGCCTCCATACCTTTTACAATAGGGCTATCGCAATCTACTGCGATGCCCTTTGCTATAATACTATCACATATTCCTGCCATATTTCTTTCTCCTTTCTTTTAATATGCTGCTTGGAACATATCTTCTTCCAAAATTTGAGTACCGATATAACCAGCAGAATAGATGTAGTTTTTACGCTCTTTCTTCTCGAACCAAATATCCAAATCAGAGATTAACCCATCTGCATTTGTACCCACCTGCAATTGATGGATATTTGCATATACAGCACGATAAGGCGTGTTTAACTTTGTTTCCGTATTCTCGCTCCC